TACTTTGTGTCCTGCCATGCGTACAAGCATCAACACAATCTCTTCAAGCAAGTGGCCGTACAGGAACTTGATCTGCGTAGCCCCATCAATACCGCCACGACCCTGCGGATCACGCTTCTCGTACCACAACTGACGAGCGGGTTTACCTACGTTAGACATGCGTACAGTGAAGTTACTGTCACGTTCTCTGGGTGTGGCCCACGACATCAGGGCTTCTCGCATCCCTACTAGGGTGTTGTCTATATCTTCTTCTGTAAGCGGTAAGGGTGTACCGGACGAAAGCTTCTCAAGGTGCGTATAGATGTCGGGTACTAAAGTATCAAGTTTCATGCTGAACATCCTTTATATTTTTAATTATATTTTTTATAGTCTTTAAGTCTGACTTGAACCACTCGTTAGCGTGTTTGATTTTAATTTCTTTTAACTTGGCGTGTACTAGCTTCTCAGCTTCTCGTCTATCATTAAAGTATTTAGAATAGGATACCTTGTAATCTCTAAAAGGTGAAGAGGTTTGATAAGCTTTACATCTATCAGTTGCATCAACAGCCATGCCAACTTTATACCATTCAACCCACGCAGGATTAGAGATAACGTAGACATGTCCATCTTGTATACTGTTGTACTCTGCTTTGTGTCTACGTCCCAACAGCTTAGCTAAAAGTTTAGGGCTTGGTTGTTTACCTTCTTTATACTTTTTCTTAACTATATTTTCTGCTCTTCTTATGTCATAACAATCAATACACTTGTAGTGCTTTTTACTTACAAAAGAAAACCACCAGTTGACAGGCGTTTCCAGTACTATCCCACACTCTATACAATTTTTAATGTGTTTCACTCCAGTTCTCCCCAACTTTGTAAGCCCCATCTAAAGGACAATTTAAATTAAACATGCACCCTGCTTCCTTGAGAGCTTGTACTCCTGCTTTGCCAACGGCTACTGCATCATCAACGTAACATTCAATCTGCCATTCGTCATGTACATTAGCTACAAACTTAGCATCCCAACCATGCCTAGTTATCTTTTCGTTTAAGATAATTAAAGCTTTCTTCATTACAATTGCTCCTGCTCCTTGCAACAAGGTATTCAAGGCGGCGTGTTCTGAACGCACTGTAAGCTTTCGTCCGTCTAACGCTTTAATGAATCCGCTTTTAGCTTCTCTTTGTACTCTGTCTGTAAGCTTTTTAAATGCAGGGAGATTATCAAAGAAGCGTTGTCTAAGTCCTTTCCCAGACGATCTACCTCGTCCAACCACTGACCCAAGCTTTGCATCTCCTGCTCCGTACAAAAGCGCATAGATGAAAGTCTTTGCCTTATCTCTTGATTCAAGTTCAGCAAGCCCTTGATTAGTGGTGTGTATGTCTCCGTTAAGTATTTCATTAGTATAATCCTTATCGTTTAAATAATGTGCTAACATCCTGAGTTCAAGCTGAGCGGCATCAATACCTACAAGCCTGTGGTTCTCTGGCACTGTCCAACAAGACCGACAGTCCTCACCAAACGGCGATGTACTGCTTGGAATCTGAGCCATGTTAGGATGAGAATGAGTCATGCGAGATGTCACCGCACCGTTAGGATTAACATACCCATGCACTCTACCTGTCTCCATGTTAAGTTCTTTGATCCAACTTTTAGTCTGAGCTAAACGCTTCTGTAACATAAGATACTTAGCAATCATTGCGGCTTGTGGAATACCCTTAACTTTATTTAAAGTTGACTCATCTACAATAGGCTGACCTGTAGGTGTATGCTTCTGAGGCTTCCAACCAAAACGAATTAGGTACTCACCGATTTGTTTACGTGAGCCTAAGTTAAACGGCGTTTCAGTTCTACGTGCAATCGGCTTTCCTTCTATGTCTAAAGATAATCTTTCATACTCATCTTCGGTAAGCCTTGTACCGTTACCGTGTTGGTCGGTTGCTGTCTTAGCTACTGCGCCTGTCGCTGTGTACTTGGGTGATAGTATTTGGGTGGTAACTACAGGCCGGAACTCTTCCTGAACCTCTTGTTCTAAGTCATGTAGTTTAGTTTCAAACATAGCCATCAAGCCCATAACTTTCTTAACATCTAACACGAACCCATTAGTCCTTTGCTGATCTACAATCTTAGCTACTGCATGTTCTATCTGCACTGACTCAGGTGTAAAGCCACGGCTCTCAACCTTTAACGCCTCGTAAACTTTAGTGTTAAGCACGACATCGTTCTTACAATACTCTAACATCTCAGGTGTATAAGCATCCCAAGCATCATCTTGTTTTCCAAAGTCACCCTTCTTAAAACCTAGGCGATATCCCCATCCTTCTAGGCCGTGGTTCCCTTCTCGTGTTGGCTTGAATAAGCGTGACAGAACCAAGGTATCAACAATTTTCTTATCAAACAAATCAACACCCGCTATCTTTTTAATGACAGGAATGTCGTAGCCTATTATGTTGTGTCCAATTAGTTTAGTTGCAGAAGATAACATGTCGTAACCTTCTTGCAGTTGGGTGTTGTCAAAGGTGAAGACATCCATAGTGTCTACGTCTTGAGCAACAATACAGAAAACCTTAGTGGGATCTAAGCCGTCTGCTTCTATATCAAATACTAAGTTACTCATATTATATCTCCGTCAAACTGTGATTCATCATAGTCGTCCATCTCTTTAAGTCTGCCTGTCTTACTATCGTACAGTAAATGTGAGGCAACGCCAACATCTCCAGTGTATCTAGACTTCAGTACCCTGACCTTAGTGGTCGATGCTTCTATCTCGTCTTCGGATTGTTGGTTACGCTCCAGTGCAATCACGCAGTCTGATAACTGAGCAATACTTTGTGAGCCTCTGAGATGATTAAGCCCTGTCTCTATGCCGTTCTCGTGACCTCTGTTGCCCTCTACTCTACGCAAGTGAGATACCAGTATCATACCACAGCCTGTCTCTTCTACCATAGTTCTGAGGCGATGCATGATGCCGTCAATAGCTTTACGCTCATCGTTTTCTAGCGTAGATAGTACAAGCATGTGAAGGTGATCAACTACAATCCATTTACAATCCAGACCTATGATCATGTAGCGTAGCTTGCTAAAGATGTCGTCAAGGTTGTTGACTCCGTGGTGTGCATGAATCCAGACACGCCCATCGTTGTCACCCATGAATACTTTCTGAAAGCAATCATCTAACTCTTCGTCAGTGAACTCAGCCTTAACACTATCAAGGTGAAGCTTAGCGTTAGCCTCCACTGCCATGATACCTTCGGCAGTACGTGACCAGTTCTCTTCAAGGGCTATGACACCCACGTTATCTTCTGTGTTGTTGATCAACCAGTGTTCAATCTCTCTGGTTACTGAGGACTTGCCCAAGCCTGTGCCGCCAGTGAGTGTAACTAACTCACCTGCTCTCAAGCCTTCTAGCTTTTTGTTAAGCCCCGCCCAAGGATAGGGGATGGCTGTCTTCTTCTCTAGTCGTAGCTTTTGATAGGCTTCAAACTGATCAGATAGATTTAGTACACCCGATGGCGTATAGACTTTAGCATCCCAGAAAGCACTGACGTATGCGGCGTGTCTACCTTGGCGTAACATATCGTTAGCATCTTTGTAGTCCACGGGCATTGTCATGATCTTAGCTTTCTTGGGGGTCAGTAGCTTTGCAATTGCTTGCGCCGCTTCCTTCCCTACCTTGTCGTTGTCGAAGTTAATGACAACAGAATCGAATGACTCAAGGTATTCAAGGCTTTGTTTAACATCACGAACGCCTCCTTGCGCTCCTGATTTTATAGATACGACAGGCCACTTGCTACCCATAAGTTCATAAGCGGCCATCGCATCACACTCGCCTTCTGTTAATGTTATAAACTTACCACCTGCTTTGAACAGGTTCTCTCCAAACAACCCTACTTCTTTAGGGCTTCCTGTCCATGTAAACTCTTTGTTCTGTTTACGTATCTTAGTCCCTGCTAACTCATGTCCATTGTAGTAAGGATAGTAGTGCTTATCTATCTTACCGCCTGTTTTTGTTGACTTAACACCATACTTCTTAGCTGTATCTAAGCTGATCTTACGGTCAGTTAGCTCACTGAATGAAGCAGTTGGATTCTCTACCATCTTGCTGTTCCTTTGATACACCTCAAAGTCCGTTACGGTATCAGGTTGTTGCACTTCCGCTGTGCTGTATTGGGGTAAGTGTGTATTGCAAGAGAAGCACCACCCAGTACCGTTATCGTTAACCGATACTGGGTCGCTACCTCCACAAGCAGGACAAGGTTGCTTATGTTTAACAAAAGGCATTCGCCTTACTCCTCAGTTGCTTCAACTTCCTCTGTTGCTAATGCCTCATCCGTGAGGTGGTTAGATTTAAGATTAGCTATGAGTGTAACTGTTGCGGCTTGCATTAAACCAACAGTCAGTGTAGCTTCTCTAAGGTTTTTATCTGCTTCCATTAGGTGAGTGAGTACAGCCCGCCCCTCATCTGAGATCAGATCTGACTCGTAGTTCACATCATCTACTGTTACTATAGCCATTACAGTTCATCCTCCATGTCACTTTCAGCCGCTTCAAACTCAGCACCATCAGGGCTACCAACTTCAACAAGGTCTAGTACTTGCATAGCTTGAAAGTCTAAGCCTTTGAAAGAGCCGTACTTGTTAGTGGTTTCCCACTCATTGTACTGCACCTTAACTACAGAACCATTGCCTACTTTAGCATCAAGAGGTTTCTTGTACTGGTCAACAAGTCTAGGTGCTGATCGTACTGTCCCGTCCTTGCCATCGACCTTACGTTTAATCACAATGGATGGGCCTTCGTCCATCTCTTTAATACTAAATCCACGAGCCTTAAAATCTGCGGCAGTGGCCTCATCTACAACTAAGTTTACTGAGTACGTAGGTTCAAAGGTTGTGTTCGGTGTAGTGACCGATGCCCAGTACGCTGTGCCTTCTAATATAGCCATGTTACTTTCCTCTTTGGTGGTTAAAATTAAGTGTGGAGTGTACCACAGTTGTTCAAATATGCCAAGCTTTATTTGTTTCCAATTGAATCTGTGTCCTTGTTGCCGTTGATTATGTCGAGCGTTGTTTCGTACTCAGTCTTGTCAATGATGTACTGTATGACTGCTTGTTCCTTCACGCCATACTGCTTACAGGCTACGCTTAAAAGAACCTTACCGTCTGCCACATCTCTTGCCGCCTTTGATGTACCTATCGCTTGCGGTGATGGGTCTGTACTAAACATCTCTTCAAACATTATCATCCTCCCTTTCTTTCTTGAGTTCATCTATCATTAGCTCAGATTCGTATAGCAATCTAATACCGCACCCCAGTGCTACTAACACCAACACTCCTAGAATTATATCAAGCATAGCTTACCCCTTTAATACTAACAGTACATTTATAAGAACTAAAACACACGACAATATAACAGCAGTTCTTATTGTTTTTATAAACCTTGATTCAAACTTGCTCTTCATTACTGTGGCTTCTTTCTCCACCCAGTTGGTCGCTCTTTGCAGGACGTTTATCGTCAGCTTCTTTACCTTCTTCATCTTCTTTCTCCGTCTGTTGCTTGTTAAAAATCGCATCGAAGTTATCGTTAAATCTATTTAAGTTTACGCTCCTTGCACGATCACCCTTGCCGCCATGTGTTGCGTCACCCATGTTCTCTAGTCCTCCGTCCATATCTTACCAAAGGTTATCACGATAAAGGGTAGCATGATTACGACACCCTCAAAGGATGCCGCATTGATCTCTTCAGTCAGACTATTAGTAACCCATACAGCCCTGCTGTCAGCGAACTCGAAGTCAAGACCCACACCTAGCCTATAGTTTATACTTAAAAAGTTTTCTCCAAATCCTGTTGTCATTTTGTTTTCCTTTTATTAAATTGATTAAGGTACTCACCTACTGTCAGGTCAGATGATTCTATTTTAGATGTGAGTGCTTGCCATTCTTTAACAGCCCATTTAACTTTACTGTCTGCAAGAATATCTAACACTGCGTCCTGTAGTTGACTAGGTTTATCTAGAATATAACGCACCTTTCGATGCGCCAGTGAATCTATACTGAATACTTTCTCTGGTATCTTCATGCCGCAACCGATAAGAAAGTGTGAGCATTGAGGGTCTGTCTTACAACCTCTTGTCTATCGTTCTGTATTGATGCAATGTTCGCCATGCTTGAAGAACGAGGGGCTTCAAAGTGTGTTGACCAATCTGTCATAGCATTATACACAGCCCAGAAGTTATTGCCAAGACGTTTAGAATAGATTGCATTGTACATATTCCACATATACTGAAGACTAGTGTTACGTCTAGGCATATCAAACAGTATATCAGTAGGGTTAGTAACCCCTTTCTTTATTGAATCTAAAGCTGTCTTGCACTTGAGTGCTTCGGCAAAGAATCTAAACGCCTCTAGATTACTACACTCTCTACCCTCCCACTGTTGCCATAGGTCACGCTGATTGTGAAAGAGATCTAAAGACTTAGTAATAATCCTACCGCCCTGCTCAATGTCTAGTGACCTAGTGTGCTTAGCTTTGAACACTGACACTTCACCACCTACAAAGACTTGAAGATTTGTACACGCGTGTTGTATTGCGGCGGCACTAATCATGAACGGCCACGTACCATCAAAGGATGATATAGATAACAGACTCAGACTAGCCTCGTCACCGTCACTAGTTCTATAGGTATGCTCTGGTAGCTTGTATTGTACAAAGGTTCTAGCACCATTGTGTGAGGTTCTAATAGTCTCCTCCATCCCATTGATAGATAGGTCAGAACGCTCAATGATATTCCTAGTAACATCTATCATGTGCTTAGGTGCTACAGGTTTATAGCCATGACCGTGGATACCTAGCTCTTCACCAGTATCGGTGCGGTAGATAACAGATTTACTGCTTGGTAATGCGTCACCATATTGGGTGGCGGTGTACGTCAACGGTGCAACAGCTATATCAAAACCTGCTGAGCCATAGCCTCTATCTTTAATAGCTTGTAGTGCTGTGTTATTTTGAAACATCGGTGTAATATTATTCATTACTGTATTCCTTTCTGGTTTAATTTAATTAATATTAACACTCACTGATGTAAGTGTCAACAATTTATTTTACAAACACGCTTCACTTAACATATTATATATGCTATAATATTCTTTATAGTTTAAAAGACTTAATAACTTTCTTCTATTTTCTCCTGTAAAAAAAAGAACAAGGACAATAGCTAAATAGTCTACATA